CAGGGCTCGAACGTGTTCCGCCATGGCGTCATCCAGACTCAGGGCGAGCTGAAGCAGTTGGGCCAAGCGGCCAAGCAGGCAGCGAATCAGTCCAAGGGCGAGTTTGTCCGGGCCGACCGCGAAGGCGTAGAGCCGCTGCGCCGCAGTGTTGAACGCACCGAGGGCAGCTTTCGCCGGCTGGCTCAGAACGGCAGCCGCAACTTGCGCATGCTGAAGACCGTTGCCGCTGGGGTCCGCACTGAGGTCGAGCGCATCAAGCGCTTGGGCGGCAGTGCCCAAGGCCAACTGGCAGGGCTCGGCCTAGGCTTCGGCGCTGCCACCGGCCTGGTGGGCAGTGCGGCGTTGGACCGCCAGTTGATCCGTACCCAGCAGACGGCCGACATGACCGCTGCCCAGCGTGAGGAGTGGCGTGAAGAAGGCTTCCGAATCGCCAAGCAGTACGGCTTGGGACGTGAGGGTGTGGACAGTGGCTTCAACACCCTGATCGCCTCGGGCGTCGAGTATGGGGCGGCAAAAAAGACCGCTGACGCCATTGGCCAAGGCACTGCCGTTACTGGCGCAGACGCGGCTATCCTGGGCAAGGCTGTGGTGGCCGGTGCCAGTGCGTTCAATATCGACCTCAACAAGGACGGTGCTGCGCTGGAGCTGTTGCAGAAAATGACCGTCGCCGGTCGCCTCGGCAACGCCGAACTGGAGAACCTTGCTGACCTGTTCCCCAAGATCGGTCAGTCCGCCCAGCGGGCCGGCATGTCGATCTCTCAGGCGCTGGCGTTCACCGAGACGCTGTCCACAGTCGAGATGCAGCCAGATCGCCTGGGCACCCTGGCCGACTCGACCTTGCGGGTGTTCGGCATCAAGGCGTACCAGGAACAGGTGACCAAGGCCACGGGCGTGCAGTTCTTCGACAAGAGCGGCAGCTACCGTGACCCGGCAGCGGTGCTGGGCGACCTCAAGGGCAAGTACGACAAGCTCAAGACCGACAAGGAACGGGCTCGCTTCCTCGGTGTGACCTTCAAAGGCATGGACCAGGACACCGTCCGGGGTATGCAGATCATGCTGTCCGGCAACCGCCTGGATACCTTCAAGGAGCAGACCGCCGAAATCGCCAAGGCTGAGCCGGTGTTCAACAGGGACTTAGCGGACAACGTAAACAGCGCCACGGGCACGGGTAGCCGCGTGCGGGCTACGCTCAGCCAGGCCATCGACCGCATGGCGAAGCCGATCAACAAGGGCCTGACCGAGTTCGGCTCCTACGTCCTGGATGACCTCAACCTAACCGGTGAGCAGATGCTGGGCGCCGGCATCGCCACCGGCCTTGGCGGCTACTACGCCGGGCGCGGTGCCAAAGCGGGTGCAGGAGCACTGCTCAACAAGTTCCTGGGCGGCCCGGAAACCCTGAAGAACGTAGCAGTCGGCAAGGTGCTGGAAGAGGCAGCCGGCGTTACTTCCGTGTTCGTCACCAACTGGCCGGCCGGGGGCGTGCAGGCCCCGACGCCTGAGGTATCGAAGAACTCGAAAAACTGGGGCAGGTACGCCGCCCTTGGCTCGGCAGCACTGACCATGAGCGTGCTCGGCGGCAGCACGGATAACACCGATGACGCTCGCTTGCGCCACGCACAGGCCAGCAGCCTGCTCACCGCTGGCCAGAAAAGTTACTACTCGTCGTTCTACCGCAACCGCATGAGCCTGGCCGGGGCAAACCCTACCCAGTCGGATGACTGGGTGTCGCAGCAGGCCCAGCGCCTGGCGCAGCAGGAAACCGGCCTGACGGCCAACGGCATGTCGGCCGCTGGGGGCAGCGCTTGGGCGTCAGGCGTGGCAAACCGGGCTGTTGAAGCAGGTCTTAACGGATTGGTCCAGAAGCTGAACGCCCTCCTGGGCCAGCCGCTGATCATCGACGTTCGGGCAGACAGTGACTATATCCAGGCGGAGGTTGAGCGCCGGGCGGGTATTCAAGCGAGGCGTGGCCAATGAGCTGGGAAGATGACCTGCTGGACTGCACGTATCGTGGCGTCGCCATGGACATCATGGGTGAGGACTTGGAGGCGCCTCGCGCTGTGGTCCAGCATGGTGTGCCGTATGTGAATGGCGATGATGTCGAGGACTTGGGCAAGGAAGCCAGGGTGTTCTCGATGCGCGCGGTGGTGTTCGGTCCGAACTACTTGTTCCAGCTCAAGCAGATCCTCACGGCTCTGGATACTCTCGGCCCCGGCGAGCTGGTCCACCCGATCTATGGGAGCGTGACCGTTGTCGAGGGGGGTTACAAGGTCAGTCATGACGCGACCCGCCCGGACTATGCCGAAATTGCCCTGCGCTTCCTGGAACACACGCCGAACGATGCTTTCTTCAATCGTGACCTGATCTACACCGACACGGGCACCGCCTATGTCGAGGATGAACGCACCTGGCAGGACGGCGTTTTTGACCTGATCGGGCGCGTAGACTCGCTGGTGGCGGAGGTGCAGCAGTGGATTGGTGGTGGCTGGACCGGCCTGATGGAGAAGGCACTGGGCTTGCCGGGCATCACCCTGCGGCTCCAGCAGATGCGCTCCCAGATCATGGGCGTGGTGTCTGGGGTCGAGTCGATGGCCGACAGCTCGGGGTCGGCCTTCGACCCCCTGACTGATCTGACCAGGTCGCCAACCGAGATCCGTTCCTCTATCGAAGACAGCACCCCAAGCACCTCGGCCGACTTGCTGAGCCGCACCGGGTTGCCATCGGCTATGCCGGGCGCGGAGTCGCTGCCGCCTGATATCGCACGCATCGGCACCGCATTCCTGGTTGCGGCGCGTGAGGGAGCAGACCCGGACGGCTCGGCGCTGCCAACAGCCATGCCTGATGACCCTATCGAGGCGGTGGCATTCGCGCTTATCACCCTGGTTATCACTGAGCTGGCCCTGAGCTACGCCACGGCGATTGGGGTCGCCATCGAGAATGATGCGGACGATTTGGCACTCAGCCCGAACGACCTGGAGCGTTTGGCCAATCTGGCGCGCAGCCTGATCCAGGCTGCCATCTTGTTGCACCGGCACTTGTACGGCATCGAGGAGGCATTGCCCATCATCGAAGGCCTGAGAACCACTGCGGCCTTGATCCAGGCTCGCGCCCGGCAATTGGTGCTCCAGCGTCCGCCGCTCCTGTCCAGGACAGTCGAAGCCTCTACCAACTTGCGGCTCCTGGCTCATCGCTGGTACAGCGACAGTCGCCGGGCAGATGAGCTGATGCGTCTAAACCCCGAGCTGCGTTCCCCCTACAGCATCGCTCCAGGAACGGTGATCCGCGCTTATGCAAACTGAAGAGTCCATCCGCCTCTCTATTGGCGGCAAGATCTACAAGACATGGGATGGCTGGTCGGTTGAGTCGGACCTACTCACCCCGGCCGATGGGTTCGAACTGGAGCTGTTCACTCGCGACACGGTGCAGTTGCCGGAGGCGCTGGTTGAAGGTGCAGCGTGCACGCTGACGCTTGGCCGTGACCAGGTGCTGACCGGCCAACTGGACGAGATCGAGCACGACGTATCGAAGCGAGGCATTTTCATCCGCGTCACCGGCCGGGACAAGGCGGCGGTGCTGGTCGATTGCTCGGCGCCCTTCGTCTCGATGCGCGAGGCGTCACTGGCCCAGATCCTGAAGGAAGTCGTCACCCCGCTTGGCATTACCAAGGTGGAAGTGCGTGCGGCGGGCAAGCCAATCCGACGCCGGGTCCAGGTCGAGCCAGGTCAATCGGGGTGGGAGGCACTGTTGCAGGTGGCTGAGGCCAATGGCCTGTGGCCTTGGGTTGAGCCGGACGGCCTCCTGGTAGTAGGCGGACCGGACTACACCTCAACACCAGTGGGTGAGCTGATCATGCGAACGGACGGCAAAGGCAACAATGTTGAGCGCCTGGCCGTTCGCCGTTCCATCGCCGGCCGCTATAGCCAGGTGACCGTGCTGGGCCAGCATGGACAGTATGACAATGACGGCCTGGATACCGCCGGCAAGACCCATATGCGCTCGGTCATCAAAGATGATGTGTTGGCTCGTCGCGGGATCTTCCGGCCGAAGATCATCATCGACAGCGCCAGTGAGAGCCAGGACATGGCCACCACCAGGGCGAGAAAGGTGCTGTCTGACAGTCGCCTTGAGGGGTTTGAGATCCGTGCAGTCGTCAAAGGCTTCCGTGCGCCCAATGGTGCAGTCTGGAAGCCAGGCCAGCGCGTGATCGTGCGCAGCGAGCCCCATGGGCTGGATGCCACCTACTTCATCATGTCCCGCACGTTGCGCCTGACTCGCGGCCAAGGCGCGTATACCGAGCTGCGGATGCGCGAGGACAAGATGTGGGTGCTCGATGGCAACCCATTGAAGAAGCACAAGGGCAAGAAGTCGAAGACGGATGCCGACGCTTCGTTCATCCAGATGGTCAGGAGTCTGTAATGGGATCAATTCCAGGGCTCGTCCGCGAGCAGGTAGAGCGTGCCATGCGGGGTGTCCGGCAGGCATTCCGGGCCATCGGCACGCGAAACACGCACGGCCCAAGCATCGGGGTTCAGATGCAGGGCCTGGCTGGTGAGACGGTCGTGGGCGAGCTGGCTCAGCACTACGGCTATACGTCGGCGCCCTTGGCCGGGGCCGAGTTCATCGCACTGCCGATCGGCGGCAACAGCAAGCATGTGGTGGTGATTGCTACCGAGGATGCCCGTTATCGACTGAAGATCAAGGATGGGGAGGTAGCGCTTTACACCGACGAAGGCGACCACGTCCACCTCAAGCGCGGCCGGGTGATCGAGGTCGAGACCGAAACGCTCCTGGTCAAGGCCAGCAACAAGGTCAGGTTTGAGACGCCCCTGATTGAGGCCTCTGGTGAGTACCAGGGCGAAGGCAACATCCAGTCGCAGGGGGATGTCATTGACCGGGTCCGCAGCATGCAGGCCGACCGCGTGATCTACAACGGCCACCAGCACGGCAACAGCCCGACTCCAACCCAGCAGCAGTAACCCGCCCTCTATTTCTGGTCCATGTAAGCAGCTGTCATGGGCCAGAAATACCTAAGTCCGCGTGCGCGAGGCAACCTGCCTCGCTATGGACGCAAGCATAAACCCCACCACCGGCGACTTGACTGGCCAGCGCATTGCGACGCTGGCCAACGCCGTTTATCTCCGCCTGATGACCCCCCTCGGTAGCTACTGGGCCGACCCGGAGTTGGGCTCCCGTCTGCATGAACTCAAGCGGGAGAAGGACAAGTCGCGTGTCGGCACGCTCGCCATCCAGTACGCCCAGCAAGCCCTTCAGGGGCTGATTGACGACGGCCGTGCGAATTCGGTGGAGGTCACCGCTGAGCAACCTCACAACGGCTGGCTGAGGCTCCTGATCGAGGTCTATGCCCCGGCCGGCCGTCAGACTTTTGAGCACCTGGTGAGCGTGATCTGATGCCCTACGAAGCCCCCCCATTCGACGCCATCCGCTCTCGGGCCTTGCGTGATATTCGCTCGCAGCTCCCTGACGCGGATATCACGTCTGACAGTGACAACCACGTCCGCGCCAGTTCCGTGGCGGCCATCGCCGAAGGTATCCACCAGCAGGCCTCCTGGACAGCCCGCCAGATCTTTCCGGATAGCGCCGACTTTGAAGAGCTGAAGCGACATGCGGCCACTCGCGATGTAGTGCCAAAGTCGGCAACGCCGGCCGGCAACACGCTGGAGGTCACTGGCGCGGCCAACGCTCCGGTAATCGTCGGACTGCGGGTGCGGCATATCGCCTCCGGCCAGATCTTTGCGACGGTGACGAGCGCAGTCATTCCGGCATCCGGGGTGGCAACGGTGCTGGTGACCTCTGAAGAGACCGGGGCAGCGCTTAACGGACTTGAGGGGGCGTGCACCTTCATCAGCCCACCGCTCAACGTCGACAGTGCGTGCACCCTGACGGCGACTGTTGGTGGCACCGATGATG